ATCTGCACCTTTTCCCCAACCTATACTATTGCTCATATTTATTTGTTGTTAAAATACCTTAATTTTATTAAAAACCTATTTTCAGCAGCTCCAGCCATAAAGTTTATTATTTCAAAACCAAAAAGCCTCATAATGGCATACTCTTTTAAATCTCTAGTGAATGAAAACCTAAAATATCTACGACCTCGAACGCTATAAGTTGCATATTGCTCTCCGTAGTATATCTTATTTCTCCAAGTTAATGCAGATGCACCACCAGTATTTTTATAAATTATAATATCCTCTAATTTCCCTTCTCTGGGATTAAAAGTCATAGTTAAGTTCCAATGTGGGTTTCTAAATGAAGTCCAATTATATGATAAAAAGAACTTTTGCAACCAATTCATTTTATAAAACTCATCATATCCACCATCTACCAACTCATAAAGACCATACCAACTCTGAATAAAATCTACTTCTGTAGAATCTGCAAACCAATACAAGCCAAGCCATTTGAATAGCCTAGGCTTGCTCCATATCATTTTCCTAAACATATACGTTAATGGAAATATAACTATGCCTATAACGGTCATAACAAATAAAAATAATTCTCTTAAAATGAAAGTCAAATACATCATTAAACTGGTATTTCTACGGTATATTTCCAAACTATCGATACTCTTAATTTCCCTAAGTTTCCAGCACTAACTAATTTGAAGTTAATACTATCGCCAACAACAAAAGCACCCGAAGTTAAAGCTACCACTAAAGCAGTATCAGCTACTAAATTAAAATTAGCATTATTGCCTATTGCAGTAGCACCATTGTACATATACAAGCCGTTAGTATCAACTGAATTTTCTGCCTTTATAATAACTTTAACAACATCCCCGCTATATGGTGGGATTATTATACTTTGCATGTCTAAAGAAGCGGTTTCAGTTAGTGAATTTATAGGTAGGTAATAATTTCCGAATCCTGTAACATCAAAATTGTGATGCGTTACATTGTAGGCGTAAGGTATTTGCCACTCAACACCCGTACCTGTAGATACCAAAACGTTCCCGGCCGGCCCAACATTTCCAGCACCATCCAATAATTCGTTACCTATCTTAAAAGAACCTCCATTTATTTCAACAGAATCCTGAGCAACGCTTATCGGGCAAACATTACCATACCCGTCACTTAATGCCGTTGGTGTGGATGCCGTAAAAGCTGCATCATCCTCAGTCTTTACAATTCCAGCATAGCTGTCTTTAATCCTCTGTCCTGTTAATGTAGTCCCCATTCTTTATTAGTTGTTTTTGTTCAGTCGATAATTGCTCTATAAAGCGATTTAGCGACTTTACGTGTTTATCTTTAATTTTATACTTATTTATTTCCTCCATTACAATACCCAACCGATATTATTAACGTCCCTATCAGGATACATAGATTCCGAAGAAGATATGTACTCAGGATATAGTTCAGAATGAAAATTCATATACCCAAGAAACCTATTTGTATAAAAAGACGCCTTGTCATTTGCTCTAGTTGTTAGTAATGCAATTTCAGAAGGGTCTAGCGCATCACTATTATCAGAACGGTGTTTGTAAACCCCACCGTTACTAATTGTATAGGCTGCAAAAGGTATATATTCCGCCTGTGTAAACCAAGCTAACATCGGTTTAATATAATCGTCTAGTAATAGCTTATAATCTGCATTTCCAACATCGTTAATCGTTCCTGCAATTATTAAAGACTGTAATTTTTTGTATAAATTTGTGCCTAGATAGTTTTGAATGTGAATATCTTGGGCGGTTTCAATAAATTGAACTATTTTATCAGCATCAACATCTCCATCAATTATAGACTTTCTTTTGATATACTTCGGACTTACAAATAATGCTGTCATTAGTTTTTCCCTGTTAGTTTATTCCACATTCTTTTTAAATATGCACCTCCATTTGGCATATCGATAGGTCTTATTCCCATTTCTTCAGGATTAGAAGGTATTATAAGACCGTCCGCAACCGCTTCCTCAATATTAACCTCTCCACTACCTATTTTTCTATAAACCCGTAACTCCCAAAAGTGATGGCAGTTTTTACCCCCTTTATATTTTAAAAGCGAATAATTTGCTCTATTGTGACCGAACTTATTATTTACTCCTCGAAAACTCATTTGATTAATATCCTCTTTTCTAAAAACAATATCTCCAGCGGTTAAAAGTTCCATTCTAGTACAAAATTGTCGGCTTCCAGCGGACGCTCTTATCGGTACATAAGCGTATCTTACTTTATAGATACCATCGTCTTCAATAGATGAAGCATCAGGGTTAGCATCGGCTAGTTTTACTCCCGTTTCGGCATCACAACTATGTACTAGCTCCCAAGAACTGTCTACGGTTTCACCAAGGGCTTCTAATTGCGTGAATAAATCATTAAATTCCTCATCTGTTAGTTCCGTATTGTCAGCAGATAGCTTTTCGCCTGTTTCTTGCTCTTTTACAATGCTTGTAGATATGTTATCCAACTCAACAAATTCAATAGGTTGTAATGTTACAAAGTATAATGATAGATATATTTTATTAAAAGCTAAAATATCATCTAAAGCATTAATTATATTTTGCTGGAATGGTCTAATAACAATATTATCCATTAATATAGATGCAGTACGTAGTTCTTCAGCGTTATTTCCAAAACCTGTATTATCTTTAATACCCAAAAGGATAGGGGAAACAATACCGTGTCCAAGCATTATCTTTTCTCTGCTTTCATCTGCTAAGAATTGGTATTGTGCGTGTGCATCAGGCAAATGCACCGCATCAATAGTAGCCGCTGTATCTTTATCGTCGTTAAATGCTAAGATAAACTTACCAGTATTAGAACTTCCGCTAAATTTCTCTATTATTTTACGCTCCAGCATCTCCTGAATCTCCTCGGAAGGTTGCCCGTTATTAAAGTTGATTAATAAAGAAGGTTGCAGACCGTTTTCTATGTTTGAAAGATGATAATTTGATACTTCCTCCTCTAGTTGGCTGTATTGTAACGAAGATTGGTAATCACATGGCGAATAATAATAAAAGCCAGATACATAAGGCTTTACTATATACACCTCCGTAGTATCTTTTTTGTCCCCGTTCTTGAAAGTTGGTATTCTTTGCGGTTTTTCACTAGGTTTCATATCACGCCATTTAGGATGGTAGTAATACGCCTTTATAACACCGTCAGAAGTCTTTTCAGCTCTTAGGGTTTCCATTGGATGATGCTTAATAGCTATTATCTTTGTTTTCGTTTTATTGTAAACAATTTTTATCGCAGCTTGTCCTAATAGTTTCCTATCCCCAACTATTTTGCGGAGTTCACGCTCATCGATTAGTTTTTTCATCTCGATATAAGCATCCCTATTTATATTTCGGTCGGTGGCTTCAAGTCCACGACCGAAAATCATATCACTAATTCCGTTTATACATCTCGCATTAGTTGGAGAACCTAAATATCGCTCTATAATAATATTAAAATAGTCGTTAGAATCTCCATAGCCAATCCATTCCTTGCTGGACACCTCTTGGATAGTTGGTCTTTCGTAGTTTGCCAAATTTACTACTCGTATATTTTTCTTTTTTTCCATATTAATTATTCTATAATAATATATTCATCATCTTCCCCTTCGGTATCAATTGTAAACTCGTCAGTATTAAGTGTATGTACGTATGTAGCTTGCGAAGTTGAATATAGCTTATCCCGATAAAGTAAACTTGCTCCATTCATTACTTCTAAAAAATATATTGAATCTTCTTCTAAAATTGTAAAATCACAATCTAACTGGCAATAATTACTTGTATATGTAGGCGTTACCGTTATCGTTTCAGATACATAAGTTCCATCTTGCCTAATAGTAATATCTACGTCATTTGTGACGTTATAATCTCTAGTAATTACTAGAAGCGTATTTGTTCCCAGCGTTGGGTTTACTCGTTTCATATTATAATACTAAAAAAGTACGTTTTTGTTTTTTTTTATATTAAAAAAGGGGTGACAAACGCCACCCCTATTGATAAAAATAAAGAAAAAAATTATTAACCAGTTACAATCACACCACCAGCATCAACTAAATTAGTATCTAGGAAATTAGCGGGAGTTTTTTCAGTTCCAGTTAAAGAAATTGTATATCCGCTCAAATCTCCCATAGCCAATCCAGTTACAATAGTTCCGCCAGTAACTGACATACCATTGAGCAAACCAGCAACAAAGAAACTACCATTTTGGTCTTCAATCACAACGTGAGGATGTCCAAAAGTTATAAGTTTAAGCTCTTTGTGGTCTTCTTTTGTTAATTTTGGTAAAGTTAATTCTACTACTTGCTCAAAAGCAGTTGTACCATTCTCCATAGAAGACTGAATGTTTTGAGTTAAAGATGAAGAAAAATGTACTTCATATTTGTAGCAATTTACAGCAGCTCCAAGGGTATCAATCACATCCGTGTCTGAGGCATTATAAACAATTCCGTCAAAATCGCCATAATTTACAAAATAGATATTTTTTATTCCCCCTACTGAATCTTTGCAGGGTTTTAATCTCCCTAAGGATAAGTTTTCGCAAGCCATTATTTTTGGGTTTTATAAGATTATTAAAGTTCGTTTAATAGGGAGGTTTTACCCTCCCCTTTTAAACTTAAATATTAAGAGTAGTAAACTACTTCAGCGCCGTAAGCATAATTTACGCCAGCAGTATATCTCATTACGAATCTACAGTTTTGAGAACCGTCCAAGTCGCTCATATCAAGAATTTTAACCTCGTTTAAGTCGCTTAGCAAAGAAGTTCCAAAAAACAAGTTAGAAGCCTGAGCAGCTACAATTTCATTAGAAGGTAAACCTTCCGCTAAAAATATTTTAACACCATCAAAAACTAAATCTCCAAGAGCTTGATTAGTTCCTCTACCTTCAAATCCATTTGCACCTAAACCACTAGCGCCAAATCCACCTAAAGCACGGGTATATGCTCTGTAAACGTTTTGTGGTACATAGATGAACAAATCTTCCTTACCGTAAAGAGCAGCAGGGATAGCATCAACAACTTTTCCAAGTTCTTCAATAACATTAGCAGCTGTAACAGTAGTTCCAACAACATCCACAACAGTAGCATCAGCAGTAAAACGAGCTAAAAAGCCATCATATTCACCAGCGTTACCAGTAGCACCTTGCCAGATAATAGTTTCGTTAGCAGTAGCAACTTCAGCAGCAGTTTTTGCTATAATGAAATCAGAAAGGTTAGGAGGAAGGTTATCATTAGCAGAAAGACCCATTGCAATAGCTTCCCAGTCATCTCTAAAGTCTGCTTTGCACAAAGTGAAATTTACTTGAAATTCTTCAGGTTGTAGGATGTTTTCAGTTAGCGTAATAGTTCCAGTTGGTGTAAAATCACAAGTACCATCTTTTATCAAGTCGCTCATTGCAACTTTCTTTAAAACTTGTTTGAATTTTACATTTGGTTTTACTGTAACCCCACCATTTCTAATAGTAGAAGGGTTTAAAAGAGCAGCTTGGATGTAAGGCAAAGCAAGTTCTCCAGCATAAGTAGTAGTTACGTTTGTAGTAGTAGCCATTTTTTAATTGTTTTTTATTGTTAAATTATTTTTTAAATAAAGACTCAAATACATAATCTTGAGTCGTTTTTTGTCGCCCCTGAGAATATAAGTGTAAATTTTTAGCCTCAACTTTAACCTCTGGGTTGTGTTTTAAAGTATCGGTGCTGTCGTTAGATGAAAGTTGTTCAGTCATAGCTTCTTCTTCTTTTGGAAGTTCCTCTGGTACGTCTTTACTTTCTTCAGGAGAAATAACTTCAAGTACTTTAGTGTACATTTCTTTCATTTCTTTGATAGCGTCATCAAATTCAGCTCTTGAAATATACTCAACTGAAGGGGCATCCTCTTTAGGGGCATCAACAACAGGTGCATCAGCAACGGGTACATCTTCAATAGGAGCATCGGCAAGGGCGACCTTT